GCGCAGCTCGGAGAGTTCAGCCTCGGGAGTCAGTTTGCTCATGTGTTCTTAAACTTGGAGAAGCGGTCAAAGGTCAGAAGGCGGCGAGGGCTTCCTCGAAGGAGTCGGCCAGCCCGGTGACGAGCCCAAGGCGCACGGCCTCGCGGCCCGAGAAGGTGCCGCCGGTGAAGGCGTCCTGCGAGACGTTGACGCGGGTGGCCTTGACGGACTCTTGGAAGTCCTGGGCGATGCCGTCAACCTGGCGCTGGAGGTCGGCCACTTGGGCCTCGGTGAGGGACGTGCCCTCGATGCCGGCGCCCTTGAGCGGGGACTGGCTGGACTTGATGACCACCATCCGCACGCCAGCGTCGGCGTAAGCCTTGGAGTAATCGGGCACAACCATGTACACGCCCACGGAACCGATGGAGCCCGAGGGCATGGCGGTGAACTTATCGGCGGCGGCGGCCAGCCACAGGGCGGCCGAGTTCGCTTCTTCGCCGTAGGCCATCGTGGGCTTCTTCATGCGGCGGATCTTGGCGGCCAGCTCAGGCACGCCGGCGACAGTGCCGCCCGGGGAGTTCACGCGGAAGGCAACCTTCTTGACGGCCGGGTCGGCCTCCATCGCGTCGATGGCCTTGGAGATGGCCAGCACGTCAGAGGCGCCAAGCATGCCCTCTAGGGGCGAGATGCCGCGACCAATCGGGCCGTCGATAGGGATGACACCCTTGCCGTCGGGGGTGACGTAAGCCTCTGGGCGGGCGCCCAAGAGCTTAGACAGCACGTCACTAAAGCCGTACTTGTCCAGGCGGGCGGCGTAGTCGGCGGCCTTGGTCGGGTCGATCAGAAGAGGCTCGAGGCCCTTGAGGCCGTGGGAGAAGATGAGGCGCATAATCAGGAAAGGTCGTTGGTCTCGTCGTCGGGGACTTCAGGGGTGCCCTGCTCTTCGGGCTTCTCCTCTTCGCCTTCGTCCTCGGCAAACTCGGTGGAGTTGTGCTGCGCCTTCGGGTCCACGTTCAGGAAGGAGCCGGCCGCCAGCATCGCAATCTCGTCCACCGGCAGGCCGTACTTCTCGGCCATGTCGTGGATGAGGCGCATGTTCTGGGCCTTCTGCTCAATCACCTTTTCAAACTTCTTGCCGCGCTTGGCGTAAATCTCGGTGAAGGAAGCAAGGCCGGCACGCAGGTCGTCGCGATCGTTGCGGGCGTCGCGGCCGTTGTCGATGCTCGGGGTGGCCGGCACGCTGAACTCCACGTCCGCCCACTTCGGGTCGTCGGGCAGTTCGCCGTTGGCGATGGCCGTGCCGATGCGCCACTGCCAGTCGGGGATGAGGTAGCAGTCGTGCAGCATGCACTGCTTGTCGCCGACGTAGCGGTCAGCCTTGCCAAGCACCATGCGTACCAGGGCAGACCCGGCCTTGCTTCCGTCCGTCACCACTTCGTAGGGTAGGCCACCCGCCGCAATCTGGCGGGAAAGTACAGTGTTAAACATCTCCATGCTCTGTCGCGGGAAGTTAGGCACCACGCTCTTGAGGTCTTCACCAGGCTCGAGCACCAGCAGCTTGCCGCCCATCTGGGAACCGATGCTGCCAAAGTCAGAAGAGGACGTGCCGTTCAGGTCGGCCGCCATGCTGTCGTCGATGCTGCCGCCGTTTTTGGTCAGGACAGAGGGGACGTCGGCCACTTGCTTGGTACAGCGCTTCTCGAGTTCGATGATCTCGGTGAGGTCCTGCATCGAGTTCAGGGCGTGGGCCATCGGGGGCAGGCCGTGGCCGCCAGAGATGCGCTTAAAGTCAGCGATGTGGAAATAAGTCCCGGCCTCCTTGAACTCGAACTGGCCGTCGCCGAACTGGATCCAGATGCCCTTCACTTCGCCGTACTTGCCGTAGACGATGCCGTCCCACGTTTCGGGGTTCACTTGGTTGGGCGTGGTCGGGCTGACCACCCGATGGCCCTCGATGAGCTGGGTCGTCGCCTTGCCCTGGGAGTCCGTAACCTTGAGCGCAAACATCTCGCCGTCTACGGCCCACGTGTTCACGATGATCCGCTGGAGTTGTTCGCCAGTGTAGCGCCCGGTGGCGTCCGCCTTGCGGGTGGCGCGGTAGTAGTACTCCTCGTAGAGCCGGGCCTTGGCCGGGTCGGCCGCGTGGCTCGTCGGCATATTGCCATCACCTACGACGTACATCGTCATGTCGTTGACGTACTGCACCATACTCGGGAAGTTCTTTTCGGCGTACCGCGCTTTCTGTAGCAGGGACTGGCGATCGTATTGGCTTACGTCCTTGCGGGCGTCCTGCGGCGTCGAGCCGTACCAGGCACGCCGGGCAAACGACATCCCCGCGTTCTGGAAATTGGAGGACCACGCCTGAGCGGCCTGCGCCTTCGGGACCCCTTGCGTGCCGGCGGTAGGCTTGGGGACTTCGACGGCCTTGATGGTCTTCTTGCGGGGTGCCATAAATTAGAAGCTGCGCGAGTCCCAGCGGACGGCCACGACAGAAGTACGGCGATAAGCCGCATACTGCAGCGGGTCCAGAATGTAGAGGGCGTGGCCAACCTCGTCCAACATGACCTCGGGCTTGAGGGCCCAAGACTTCGTAACGCTCGACCCGCTGTCCGAATAGGACACGACGTTCAGGCCCTGCGTGATCGCGGCGACAGCCTTGGCCCGGATGGCCAGCAACTCGTCTTGATTGAGTCCTATAAATAATCCTTTGGCCATGGTGGGTTCCTACCCTTGGCCAGAAGGTAAAGAGGGGACTGGCCGACGTGTTCCATGCACCCGAGCGCCGCAAGCCATCACAGCACCCAAACAACGCACCATCGGCCAGTCCTGAATTAAAGGTGCCAACACCAGGAGAAAGGTCAAGTCAGGCATCTAGCGGCGCGGCCTCCCCTGCCCCTTCCCTGCCCACAATACCCCATCGCACCGCCATCAGCATGGCCAATAGCTCGCAATCAAAAGCGTGGTTGTCCTTCTTGCCAGCGGGCAAAATCCACTGGGGCTTGCCCGTGCGGGAGTCGCGGACCCGGACCTCGGCGCTCATCTGCTCCACGTAGTCGGCCACTGTGTCGCGGGCGTAACTGTGCACCTTCCTCGCCCGAAGGCCCGCCATCAAATCTTTGCCAGCCGTATTCGACCAGACGATCAGGCGGGCGCGGTTCGACTGCCCGGGCACCACGTAGCTCTGCACGTCGGAGTAGAAGCGCTTGCTCGTCTGGCCGTCACGACCCTTTACAGTGAAGTCGTCCTGGCCCGAACCCTTGGCGCACTTCCAACCCCGCTTCGCCGTCTCGGCGTACACCACCTGCGCGTTGTCGCCGGCGTCCACCACGACCAAAGCACGATGCACGTTGTGGACCTTGGTGAAGTTCTCCACGTCGCCCCAAGTCTCCAGCCGTGCAAAGGCCCGCAGGCGACTGTGCCCGGTCTTGCTCCAGCTGCGGACCACGCCAAAAAAATGTCCCCGTTGACAGTCGATACCCGCCGTCCTGAAAGGCACCGACCCCTGCGGCGCATCCTTCTTGTCGGCCAGCGTGGCCTTGGGGGTGATCATGGCCTCGGCCTCCCAGTCATCCGCGAGGGCGTAGTCGCTGGCCGTGGCGGCCGTCACCATCGTGCCACCATCGTCTGACCAGGGCAGGGCTAGGTACTTCTGCTTAAAGATGCGCCGGGGCTCCTCGTCGCCGTAGGTGTCGCTCGCCTCCTTGGCCTTCAGCATGTCCACCCCTAACGACCCCCAGCTAGTAGAGGCCAGAGCGTTGACATGCAGGCCAACCCAGCCCCGCTTCTGGCTGATAGTCATCGGCACAAACTCCCCTTCGGCGTTACACCTGATCCGCGTCTCGTTGGTGTCAGGCAGGCGGGCCGCGCACTTGGCGCACTCGTAGGTTGTGCCGTCCTCAACCTTGCGATGGTCCCAGCCGGAGTCCGTCTTGGCGTCGTCGGGAAAACGAACCATCGCCCAATCATAGGGCTGCATGTGGCTACATGCCGGGCACTTGAACTGCCATTCACGCTGGTCAGTCGTGCCGTACAGGTTTGCGAAGTCGTCGCCCACTAGCCCGGGCTGGCTCGCGTAGAGTTTCTTGCTCGTCCACTCGTATGCTTTCGTGCGGGCCATCGACTCCTGCAGACTTCCGCGTGGCCACT